TGATCGCCATCAGTGCTTAGGAGCGAACGTGTACTGCCCGCCAGGTTGGCCGTTCTGCGCGCTCAGAACGATCGATGTGCCCTCGGGGAAGGATTCTCCCGCCGCTGCGTTGATGGTTGCGGTATTCGCGTCCGAGGTGGCCTTGTCGATAGCGTAGAAGTCAAGCGGCAGCGTAGAAGCTGCGCTGAGGTTGATGACGATATCCCCGCCGCTGGTATCGCAATGCACGAACTGGATCGAACCGCCCATCGCATATGGACTCATCGCGTGCGTCACAGTGATCTCGGATTTCAACAAGCTGGCGCTCTGGCTGATGTAGATTTCGCGAAACGGGCACATTTGTTCCGGCGGCATCTTTCCGCCTCCGTCTCGCGTGAACGCCATCACCAGCAGCGTCGATCCGGCGTAATTGCGCACCGGAACCTGGAGCGTAACCACCGCCGAAGGATCCGAATTATTTGGCTGCGCCAGCTCACCGCTGTCTGGGAGCCAGTTGGGCTCCTCGACCACGAAGACGCTCGTCGAGTCCGGAGTCTGGATCCACGGTCCCTCGATGGTTATCGAGGTCGCCGTGTTGTCCGCAATGCGGTAGTGATAGCCGTCGCCAGCACCCGCGATCACCCGTAGCCAGTTTCCCTTTTCCGCCCCAACCGCCAAGCCAGCGCCCGCATTGCTGACGGGATTCTCCCAACGCGCATCGGTGATCGTCAAACCTGTGATGGTGCATCCGCTCGAACGCATGAGGAACACATCTCCGGGAGCGATCCCGGCCGCGGCCGGATCAGGCGATCCGCTATCGATAGTGAGATCGTCGTTGGTGTTGCTGGCCACGCGAAAACTCAGGAGCGGCACCGCAGAGCCGTCTCTTTTCGCCACCAGCGACACGACGCGGCCAGTCCAGTCGACGCCGACGCCAGCCCCCACGAAAGTCAGCTTGCGCGTGGCCACTGCGTTGACCTCAGCGCCCCATACCCCGCCATGGACCTCACGCTTGATCGCTATTTCTAGCGAATCGAACTCGGTGTCCGGACATCCCCAAGCAGCCTCGTTATAAGCGCTGCAATCAATACTAGATGGCGTTCCGGTGCCGGACGCCTGCCAGGTCATTGATTGCGCGCTGAGGCCGCCGAACAAATGCCATGACGCCGTTCCGGAAGGCCATGAGAGCACGGGCACCGTCGCCTTATATGTTCCGGGCGCGTAACTGGAACATTGACAGACTCCGGATGGAGATGTCAGCTTTCCGTCGCTGTCTACTCCGCAGACCACGAAGCAGTACGTGAACCCACCGCCCAGCAGATTACCGCCACTCGACATCGTCCCCTGCCGCGCCACGAACGGCGGATCAAGGGACGCGGATACGTCGTTCAGCGGCTCCCGTCCGGTGACGGCGATGTTGCTGTAGGTGCCATCTTCCGCCGCCGCCACCTGCACGCCAAAACTCCACTCGTGACGCGGGAATAGCGGATCTCCGCTCTGCGGCTGAATCTGATACGGAGCCCACGGGAACGAAGGACGCGCCAGTTTATCGCGTGAGCGTGTCGATTTGAGCGGGTCCGGACGCCCCTGCCAGGCGTTCGTGTACCACTCGTCCTCATGCCACTGAGCGGTGATGACGACGCGCTTGTAGTCGGCGGCCGGCGCGATCTTGTTGATGCGGAAAAGCTGGCTCACAGGCTGTACCGGTCGCTCGTGATCTGGATGAGTTGGCCGACGCGGAGCTTGACGCCCTTCGACGTCGTGCTGATCTCCCACGTCTCCGAACCCTTCGCGTCACCGCGCGGATTGCCGCGGCGTTGCTCCGACAGAAACACGTCGCCAATCGCGCGAGCGTGGCTGATCGAATTCGGTCCATCGATCTGGATGTTCGAGGCATTCTCCTGGCCGTCGAAGTTCAGCGCGTCGATGTCGATGATTCGCGCCGAGTCTCCGCTGTGGTCGTTATCGGCGTTGATGAAGCCCACGCTCACCGTATTCGGAGTGTTCTGCTGTCCCTGGATGCGGCGGATCGTCTCGATGTTGTAATCGCGGAAATCGTACGCGGGCACGCCTGTATGGCTGGTTTCGTCCGCATGTATTGAGGAGACGGCCACCGAGTTCGTTCCGTCAGGAGCGCTAGGCTGCTGATCCGCCAGCGTTTTTTTAATGACGAACTCCAAAAGCCCGCTCACGCCCGACCAATTCAGCAGTCCATTGCAGCCGCGGCGAAGACCCTGGACGAGATCGGCCACCGTTCGGCGCTGCCGGATCACAAGCGAGAAGGCGTAGCGCGGGCGCGTATTGGAGTTGCCCAAGCTATCGGTGTACGGGATCGCGGCATCGCACCATGCCGCTTCGGCAACGAACTGCGCCAGGTTCATGTCCGCATAGTCCCAACCGGACAGATTCAGGATGTCGGCGATGATCCACACCGGGTTCTCGCTGTAAATCGTGGTGTACGTGGTCGAGTCGCTGTACACGCGCACCTTACGGCCCATGATGAGCGCCGAAACCCGCGGCGAATCCACCTTGCGCGGAACGCAGTACTCAATGGTCACCATTGACCCGTGCGGATCTCCGAGCGAGTCGAAGCCCTTGTCGGGGCACGGCTGGCCATCTCGGGTCCCGTTTCCGACGACGTTGTACCGCATGAGGGCGTCCTGCACCTGATACGCGTTACGGCTCAGATCATTCGCCGGCGGCAGTAGCTCGTCGTCGCATACCACTTTCAGGATGGAAGAAATCTCTCCGTCGCAAACGATGGCGATCCCGCGGGTAGAGTTGCCATCCGGAATCACGGAGTCAATCGGGCAGTCCACCCAAGCAGTCCCGTACACCAGCGGAATCCAGTCTCCGTACTTCGCGTTGTTGGCGCTGCTTTGGACCTGGACCTTATTGCCCGTGATGTACTCGCGCTCCGTGCGAATGCCGAGCGGAGGAGCCCACTGGAAGCCACCGAAGCGCCCGAGCGCGTACATCCCGATGCTCACGCAATTCGCCTTGGTGCGGTCGCAGGATGACGCGCTCGTGGTGTCGCCGCATCGGTAATAGAGCGAGCCGGGCGTGCTGGCGAGCGCCTTCTGCTCCGTGGTATCCGGGTGGTTCCACGGACAGGTCATCTGCACCGGCGTCACCGGCAGCCGCTTCGTCGAAAGATTCAAGAGCGATGCCGCTGTGAACGTGAAATTGAGATCGTCCGCGCCGGGCAGCCCGCACCGGCCCACGAAAACGCCATACGAATCGCTCGAGAAGCTGCTGTCCCAGTCGTAATAGACGAACACCAGGTCGATCCGCGATCCAGCCAGCCCGTGCGCGCGATCCCAGTCCAGACAGGCCTTGTCCGGGTCGGCCACGGTAAACGTCACGGACGGCATGATGTCGAGCCCCTCAGCGGAGAGTTCCTGAAGCGCTCCGAGGTTCGGCGTAATGATCCGCCCCCAGAACGTCGATCCGCTGTAGGTGAGATCCGCCGTCGACAGCCGGAGAATCGCGCCATCGCTGCTCGTGACTTGCGCGAGGATCAAGGCCTGGTAGGTTGCGGCCTGTTCCTTCAGCGTGTTGATGGACGAGAGGCTCACCCAAATAGCTCCGCAATCATAACCGCGGTCGCCATCGTGCCCGCGTTGTACGTCATCTGGATCGACTGGCTATCGAGGCGGCAATGTGAGAACGTCGAGCCGGTCCGAGGGTCCGTCAGTGAGAACTCGCGCCATGGCCCACGCGCCTGAAGGAATGCGGTCAGCAGCGCCGCCGCCTCGGTAGCCGTGATCACCGGGTACGCGAGATTCCACATCCGTTTCGGGTAGACCCACCGGCTGTACGCGTATTGGAGTCCATTCGACATCGCAGCTTTGGCGGTCGCCCACTTCCGCGTCTCCGAGTACGGATACTGCGTCATCACGCCGCCGTTGATGGTTGGCCAGGCCGTGAGCGCCGATCCCATTGATAGCGATTGCCGCGTCTGCCGGATCTTCAGCGTGATCTCGTACAGGTTCGCGAGCGCCTTACGCTGGAGCACATAGTCGTCGAGATCGAAGACGCAGTTCGTGTATGAAGCGCCGTCGAAGCCGAAAGTCCACGTTGAGTCATACCCGCCCTTCACCGTGTCGATGAACGACAGCATCGAGGCAAGGTCGGTTGAGTTGCACCGCACGGTGAGGTTCCAGGCCTGAAGGATCGGAGCCGATGGCCAGCGCTGTTCGTGGCCATCCTGAAAGGTCACGATCTCCACCGGCGCGGACACCGTGCGCTGGGGCGATAGCAGGATCGCGCCGGCGGCGAGCGTGGGGAATATCGCGGGCATTCAGTTCGGATTGACGGTGGACCGGATGCCGTTCTGGAGCGGCCCGTGCGTGTTGAGTTGCTGCGTCACCACCGAGGCCACCACCGGACCCTTCCCGTGGAGCCAATCGGAGAAGCTCGACGCGTCCATCGTGGATACGTTGTAGTTGTTGATGACGGTCGTGCGCGCCTGCCCGCTGTACGAGTAGTCAATGGCGGATCCAGCCACATCCATGGTGTAGGTCTGCGGAGTTGCCGCCGTATATCGAGCGTTCTGTAGTTCGGTGTCGATGGCCTCTGAGCGCGCCTTTTTATGATCCGGGAACAGGGACGTGATCAGGGGCAACGCGACGCCGATGGCCGCACCAATGGGTCCAGCGAGCGCCATCGAGCCGCCCAGTAGCGCCAGAAGGCCTCCAGCAGTCGCCGCAGCGCCGCCCGCAGCAGTGAGGTCTCCCCTCGCGCCTCCCTGTGAAAGCCCCGAGATAAGTTCTCCCGTTCCTCCGGCGATCTGGATCCCGGTTCCGATGAGGTTCGACAGCGTGTTCGTTGGCAGTCCGGGGATATTCACCGACCGGTCTCGGATGCCCAGTAATCCAGCGATGCCGGGAAGACCTGTAAGGCCTGTGAATCCGCCGGCCGAGCGCTGAGAAATCAACGGGCCGATGCTCGGAATCCCGGCTACGGGCAGCCCGAGTTGATCGGTCAGGCCGCCGAACGAGAATACTCCGCCGCCGAGATTTCCGCCGCCAAATAAGCCGCCGCCCGCCGTCCCCAAGGTAAATCCCTGGAGGGCCGCCGTGTTCGCCAAGGTCGCCGCCGTATTCGCGTCTGTGGCCACCTGAAGCGGGTTCGACTGCTTGCCGAAGATGCCGCCGAGGAGTCCGTTGATTCCGCCCGCTCCGTCGCCGCCGAAGATGGCCGGGTAGAGCTTCTGTGTGGCGATGTTCGCGAGGCCCGTCTCGATGGGCTTCAGCGCGGCGTCGCGGATTGTGGTAGCGAAGCGAGATCCGAAGTTGCTCGGCTCAGTGAACAGCGTGTGCAGGAGGTCCTGAGTAGTGCCGCGAATGGACTCCATTCGCTGCCGCTCAATCTCAGCGATACGCAGCCGGAGTTCGATCTCGTTTCGAAGTGAATCTTCCCGGTACCGATTCACGTCGCCGGTCAACGCCATCTCTTTTTCGATGGCCTGCTGGCGAACATCCGCGATCTGATAGGCCGCCCGGAGTTCTCCGTTCGGACCTGTCCGTAATTCGATCAGACGCTCGGTGGCGTCCGACTCCAGCCGAAGCGAAGCAAGCCGAAAATCAGCCGCCTGCCGATCGCGGGCGAGCAACCCTGCACCGAACGCTTGCTGGCGCTCTGTGTCGTATTCCGGAGTCGGCCGCGAGGAACTCGGCGAGATGAACGCCCCGGTATTCACGTCAAGCCCTTCAGGCAGATCACGCTCAGCGGAGATCATGCCCTGACGCGTAGTAGCGGGATTGCCGGACCTGAAGAACGAAGGAATGCTGCGCGTGGGGTTTGTAGTGGCGATGTCCTGAGCGGTTACGATGGAGGAGCTTCTCCCCTGCCCGAGGACGTAAAATCCCTGCCCCTCGGCATTCAGTTGCCGCATCTTCTCGGCCATCTCCAAGCGGTGCGCCTCAACGAGCTCAAGATCCTTTAGCACTGCGCGTTGCCGCTCCACCTCAGTGGTTACTCCAGAGAGCGCAGTCGCTACGGAGGCCGCAAGCGGGCCGCCGGCTGTGATGGCTTGGTTGTAAAGATGCTGCTGTTTCTCGAGGTCCTGGATTTTAGCGCGTACTCCCTCGATGCTATTGGCGTAAGACGTCGCCGCGGTGCGGGCTGCTGACCCGAAAATATCCGCTGGACTATTCTGCGGGCCGAACAATTGACCGCTCTTCGCTCCGACCGCCGCTTCGAATTGCCGCCGGATCTCCGCCTCCGAAGGGACCTCGGGCGCCGCTGGCGTCAGATTCTCCCCGCCGAAATTACTGGGCGTCCGCCCCTGTTCGCGGTTTCGCTTCGCTTCTAGTTCGGTCGCCTGCTGAAGCAATGCGATCTGAACGACGAGCCCCTGCTCGAGCTTGTCGAGAAACGCCTGTACCGGATCCGCGAGACCCAAGAACGAATCTCCGAGCAGTTTTACTTCATCGCGAAGATGAACTACCGCTGATCGCGTCGGCCCATCCAATCGCAGGGACCAATCCTCGAATCGCTGAAGGTTTTCGCTGAGACGCCCGTTCAATTCCGGCAGGATCTTGCCCGCCGCCTCCGAACCGAACAGTGCAACCGCCAATCGCGCCCGCTCGACAGGGTCTGGGATCTTCGCCATCGCCGCGCCGATATCGCGGAAGACTTCCTCGGAGGACTTCGCCGTGCCCGTCGCGTTCGTGAATGATACGCCGAGACGGTCCAGCGCATCAGTAACTTTCGATTCGCTGATGTTGCCAGCCAACTCCTCGTAGGCCGACATCAAGGCCTTCACGTCGACGTTCGACTGCTTGCCGGCGAACGTGAGCGCCTGAACCTGCTCGAAAGACGTATTCTTGCTCTGTGCGGCGATCAGGGATTGCTGCTCGATCAGCTTGCCCTGCGCATTGATGAGTTTTACGGTCGCCTCGAGCGCGATACCCGCGCCGAGCGTGATCCCGGTGAACAGCGTCGGGCTCAAGATGATACGAGCTGCCCGATACGTGTTCAGCAGTCCTTCGGTGGCCGCCGTGTGCTCGCCGACGGCTTTGGTAGTGAGAGCAACTGCCGCTGAAATCGCGCCGAATACGACAATCGCCGTTTCCGCGCCATTCTTGACGATGCGAAACGAGGTTTCGGCCACATCGCCCACCTTGCGCATGGGTTCCGCCAGGTGGGTGGTGATCTTTTCATGTACCTGCTCGAGCGCCCGCGAGTCCCCGAGTTCGCTGAACTTCGTAATCACCTTGCCGGTTTCGGTGGCGATGGCGCGAAGCCCGGTGATAGCACCGGAGTTGTCGAGGGTAGCGGAAAGCTCTAAGGTATTGTTCGGCATCAGCGGCTATTGATCTTGGCGTTTTGCGCGCTCACCCGCGCATTGTGCTCTTCGATTCGGCAGCGCTCCAGAATCGCCACTGCCTCATACCACCGCGCGTCCCACTTCGCGGAATCCGGGCCGCCGAAGACCGCGCCAGATGCTCCATGGACCTGGCGCGATTCAAGAACGATGGACACGAGAGCTTTCGAGCGCGCGTCGATCGTAGAAACCGGGCACTCCTCCGAGCGCACGTCGACATCGAAACTGATGTCGCCCTCGTGATAACTCGCGAACCACGGCCGCCGATCAAGGCGCTGGAGCTTGTCGAGATGCAGTTCGCCGATGCGCCGGCGGCAGTTACGCGAGTGATATTCACCGCGATCTACGCAGGTACGGCAGTCGTAAGACTCATCGGCCCACCCTCCGCTTCGGGCGAAGTGGTAGGCGATGGGGAGTTTTTTCTTTCCGACTCCGAAAGCGCGCCAGATTCCAGAATGAAGCGGTAGACTTCTTCGGCGATTTCTTCGGGTCCGTCGAGCAAGCCATCGGCATCGGTGACAGGTTTGCCGTCCACTGTGAGCCCCTCAACGCTCTTGACGTATGCGCGAAGCGTAGCGGGCTTCAGCCGCGCCTCAATCTGTCCCTGGAGCCACGCGTTGAAGGCCGTTTGCCGGGTGCGCTTCTGCGCCCGAATGAATTCGGAATCGCCGACGTGGACCGGCCGTTCGTCGTCCCCGAGCACGAGATTTCCGTCATTGTCGCGAAGCCCGTCGTCGATGATGCAGTCCTCGGCGTAGGTCAGCATCTTCTCGCGAACCTCGGAGCGATACGGAGCCAGTTCGAGTTCGAGCTTGGCCTTGAGCCGCTGAGAGAATCGGCGGCACGTAACCCTGACCTCTGGGGCAATGGCAGAGGTCAGGACCTTGGTGGATTCCCAGATCATATGGCTACGTGATCGCGAGCTTGAAGGCGTCCTTGGATGTTCCGGACGTGCTGCGCGCCGTGCATCCGTTGAAGTTGACGATGCGCTTCGTCTGCGAGTTGTCATACTGCGGCTTGGCGAGCATCACGTTTTTCAACGTGAACGTGTAGATTCCACCCGCCGTCTGCCCGAGCACGAACGATAAATCGACGCGCGTGCCCACATCGGCCTTCGCCTTCAGGCTGTTCAGGTTGCTCGAATCGTCATCGTACAGACTGATGTCCACCATCACATCGCGCGGATCCTTCGCGCCGGCTTGCGGGTAATCGCTGCCCCATCCGTCCTTCTGAAGCGACGGGCCGCACTTGAATGTGATCTTGCCCGACCGGCCGATGGTGTAGGCGTTCCCGTCGAGCGTGATGGTGCCCTTGTAGCCGCTGATCGCCGCCCCATTCACCACTGGACTCGCGGGCTCCGTGGGCCATGAGGCCAACCCGCATTTGCCCTCGGTGTCCATGCCGGACAACCCGACCGAGGTCGCATACGACTTGCACTCGCCGGACCATTTCACGTCGGCGTAGTTGCCGCCGAAACTGAACTCAAGCTGCGAGATAACCGCTGACAGCATCGCCTCATGCGTGCCCGTCGTTCCGCCATCCGAGGTTGTCACATACTGCCACAGATCGATGTAATCCATGGCGTCATCGAATGCATAGGTCACGCTCGTGCTCGCGACGATGGTTTCGAGTCCGAAAGCCGCTTTGAAAATCTTCCCCAGATCTGGGGCAACTCCAGCACCCGATGCCGCCGCGAGCGACGCCGATCCAGAGAATGGACAGTTCTTGCGGCCGAGCACTCCCTGTGCAATGTCAAGC